CCGTACCACGGCATCGAAAGCTTTTCGATCGATGGCGTCACCCAGGGTTTCAGCGCCGGCGGCGACGCCACCGGCGCCTATGCCGGGTGGATGTGGCAGACCCAGCAGCTGGGCCAGGCGCCGGAGAGCGCCGCGCTGAAGGTGAGCGCGGCAAAGGGCTATCCGCCGGGCTGGGGCGCTGGGGCGAAGCTGTCGGGCTATTGCGCGGCGATGTGGACGGCGCGGTTCGATACCAAGGGCAAATTCTATGGTGCCGGGCTGCCGAAACCGCTGTGGGTCGTCGAAAGCGCGCTGGTTTACGATCCCCGCCTCGACAGCAGCTGGCCGGGCGGTTCGGGTGCCTGCCGCGCCGGCAACGAGGCGACCTATGTCTATTCGCAGAACCCCTGGCTGCATGCGCTGACCTTTGCGCTGGGGCGGGTGCAGAACGGGCGGCGTGTGCTGGGGGCCGGCTATCCGCCAGTCGGCATCGATATCGCCGCCTTTGTCGAAGCCGCCAATGTGGCTGACGCCAACGGCTGGACCATCGGCGGCATGGTGCTTTCAACCGATGACAAGTGGGTCGTGCTGCAGAACATGGCGCAGGCCGGCGGCGGCGCGGTGATCCACCTGGGCGCGCGGCTGAGCTGTGTCGTCAACGCGCCGCGCGTCGCGCTGGCCACGGTTTCGGCCGCCGATATCGCGGGCGAGGTTTCGGCCGCCGGCACGCGGTCGCGGCGAGGGCGTTTCAACGTCGTCATCCCCAAATTTCGGAGCGAGGCGCATGGCTGGGAGATGATCGCCGCCAGCGCGGTGCCGGTGGCGGCGCACATCGCCACGGACGGCGGCGAGCGCCGGCGCGAGCTGGTGTTTTCGCTGGTGCAGGATTTGACGCAGGCGCAGCAGCTGGCCCGCTATGCCATCGAGAATTCGCGCGAGTTCGAGCCGGTGCAACTGCCGCTGAAGCTGCGCTGGATGGGCTACAAGCCCGGCGACTGCATCGCCGCCAACCTGCCCGAAATCGGTTTGAACGGGCAGGCGATGATCATCACGGGGCGCAGCATCGACCCCGAAAGCGGTGTGGTGACGCTGACCCTGCGCAGCGAGACGGCGGGCAAGCACGCCTTTGCGCTGGGGCAGACCGGCACGGCACCGCCGACGCCGAGCCTGACGGCGCCGCCCGTGGCACCGCAGCCGGCGGCGCTGGAATGGTCGATTGCCGGCAACGGGCTGGTTTCGGGCGAGAGCGTGACGCCGGCGTTGATCGTGACCGGCGGCACGGCGTTGCCGGTGGACGGCATCGTTTTCGAGTACCGGCAGTGGAGCAGCGGGCTGGGCAGCGAGGACGGCTGGGTGACCGCCGGCATCCAGCCGGCCGGGGCGACGCGCGCCGAGATTACCGCGCTGCTGCCCGGCACCCAATATCAGGTGGCGGTTTCCTATCGGCTGGGCGGGCTGAACGGCGCGCGGCGCGTGCTTGGCCCGACAGCGACGGCGGGCGCTGGCGTGGCCTGGACGGCGGTGAGCGGGGCGGGGCGGCCCGAGAACAATGCCACCAATGGCGACAATCTGGTCAGCAACGCCGCGCTGCAGGCCGATGCTTCGGGCTGGCTGCTGTCGGCCGGCGTCGCCCGCCAGCCCGGCGCGTTCGGCGACCCGGCACCGGCATTGCTGGTGTTCCAGCCCGACTTTGCCGAGGCGTCAGCCACTTTCAATCTGGGCCAGCCGCGGCCGCTGCCGGCGACCGGCCGGCTGTTCGTGCGCGTCTGGACGCTGCGCGGCACCGGGACGACCGGGCGGTTCGACCTCGAAATCTACTGGCATCTGGCCGATGGCAGCAGCGCCACGCCGGCGTTCACGGCGACCTCGATCCGGCCAGCGTTCGACGGATTGAACACCTTCAACGAGTTTGCGTTGACGGTTCCGACAGGCGCTGTCGCCTTTTCGGGGCGGATCATCGCCAGCGACCAGCTGGTGAGCTTTTACGCGGCGAGCGGGTTGAGGATCGGGGTGACGCAGGCGCTGGCCGATGTCACCGGGCTGAACACGGCGGCGGCGATCACCGGCCAGGGTTCGCTGGCGACGCTGAACGCCGTCGACTGGGCCAGCCAGGTGGCGAACAAGCCGCCGGGATTTGGCCAGCAGACGGTCGGCGCGGGCGAGCTGATCCGCAAATATCTTGAGCCTTTCCAATCGGTCGCCGTCGATGGCGGCTATGGCGCGACGACGGCGACGGCGACGTTCGGTGACCGCTCGGCGACGCTGGAAGCCAATGGCAGCGTTTTTGCCACCGGCGATCCCTGGTATGCCGGGCCGGGTGAAGCCAATTTCGGCCTTGTCGAGGGCACCTATACCAATGGCGCAACCGCCCAGGTGGTGACGTTTCGTGCCAGCTATTCCGGCGCGGCGGTGGTGCCGGACGACAGCAAGATCTTCTGCAGGGCATAGGGCATGATCACCTTTGACACCATCGTCGCGGCCCGGGAGGCGATTGCCGCCTATCGGGCGGGCGCGCTGCTGGAAGAAAGCACGACGATCATCGACAAGGTTGCCGAGCTGCACGCCTCGCCGTCGCCCGTCGACCAGATCGTGCGCATCGGCGAATATCTCTACGCGCGGCGCGCCGATATCGCCGACGAAGGCAAGGCGCTGCTGGGCGGGCTGATCGGCTTTGCCACCATCTACGGTTGGCACGGCCTGCTGACGGACGATCGCGGCGACCGCATCGTGCAGGCAATGCGCCGCGACCTGGGCGAGACGCCGCCGGAAGGCGAGGAATGGCCCTTGCCGGCCAGCGATCCGCCGGCGCTGGCGATTTACGGTGAATGACGGTTCGGGCGAGCGTTGATGCGAGCAGGTGAGATGATGGCAGGTGCGAATGACGCGGCCGGCCATGCAGCGATGCACGGCGGTGCAGGAGCGAGAATGGCGTTCGACTGGCTCTCGCTTGGCATTGTGGTGGCGACGCTGGCATCCATGCTGCCGCCGATCGCGGCCTCGCTGGCGATCATCTATCACATGATCCGCATCTGGGAGTTGCCGACTGTGGCGGCGTGGCGGGCGACGATCGCCAGCTGGTGGCGCCGGCGATGATCGATGCGGCGCGGCAAGCCGGCAAGATCATCGGCGCTGCTGCGCTTGTCGCCGTGCTGCCGGTCATCCTGGCGGGGCTGACGGCGCTGGAAGCCGGCAAGGACCGTGGCAAGCCCTATCGTGACGGGCTGGGCCGGCACGCGCCCTGGACCGTCTGCGACGGTGTGGTGGTGAAGACCCCGCGCCGATACTCGGCCGCCGAGTGTGACGAGCTGGCGCAGGGCCTGGTGCTCGGCAGCTATGGGCCGGCGGTGATCAGGTGTGTGCCGGCGCTCGATGCGCCGGAGCGGCGCAACCAGCTGATCGCCTCGGTGTGGTTCGCTTGGAATTTGGGAGCCGCGACCTTCTGCAGATCGAGCGCGGCGCGGTTGATGAACGCCGGGCAGTGGCAGGATGGCTGCAAGCGGCTGGCGCTCTACACGCGGGCGCGGGGCACGGTGCTGCCGGGGCTGGTCAGGCGGCGGCAGATCGAGGTGGCGCGATGCCTGGAAGGACTGTGAGGCGCGGCCGATAGGCTGAGCCGGCGAGATCGAGAGCGACGCCGCAAGGGCGGGCTGGCCTTCGGGCTGGCCCGCCCTTTTTCGCGTGCGCGCGGCAGAGCGGTCAGCGCGATCGGGCCGGCCGGCCAAGGGGGGGGAGTGTTAAAATCTGGGCAGGAACAGCGGCGAGACCCCCCGCTTAGGTGCCTTTTTTCTGAGAGCAAAATTAGCGAGGGGGGTTTATTTGGCAGCTAGTTTGGATGCGGCTTTGAATCGGTCAGCAGCATTGCTCCGAGAATATGTCGAATCGGCCTGGGCCTCTTCAGCCTTCAAAGCGCCGATGAGAAACGCAAGACCATCTGAAAGCGGGCCAGCCGAACCATCAAAATGCAGCTCTCCATCGGGGCGTTCAAACGAACTCCATTTGCTAGCCTCAACCAAAGCCCGCTCGGCCAACAAGAGTAGGTGCATTTGCCTACCGATGCTCGGCACGGAGTTCGCAAAGCGATCGACGACACGCGTTGCTCGTTTTACGTCTAGATCAATTGCCATCGCCGTCTCCCGCTCGCGAGCTCAGTTTCTCAGCATGCCTTTTTGGCCTGGGAATGGAAACTACCTTCGATATTGAAAAGCGCACCATCCTCTCGCTGGGTCCGACATGGGTCCGCAGATTGCCTCGACTCGGCAGTTTTGTTGACGGTCTCGCCTCGATCACGATGGTGATCAACCATGGTGAGCGCTGTCGAAAACCCGACAAGCGAAACAATGGCATTGTAGAGGTCAACGGTTCGATCCCGTTACGCTCCACCAGAAAAGAAGAGGGCGCCCTTGGTGACGAGGGCGCTCTTTTTGTTTGGGAAATTGCTGTGCTGATTTGCACGGGGTCAGGCCGACTTCGGGCGGGCGGTGGGGAGAAGGATGATCTTGGGTCCGAGTTGGGTCCGACGATGCACATTCGTCAGGCCGTCCAGGTCGCGCCAATAGGCTTCGACCGCGGCGGCGAATTCGCGCAGATAATCGGGGCGCAGGTGGGTGTAGTTCTTGCCTGAACCCCGTTCGCTGCTGTGGCCGGCGGCCATGTCGATCTGCGCCTGGGGGACGCCCATCGTCTGCAGATAGGTGTGGAGCGAATGGCGCAGCGTGTTCGGCGAGCCGATCGCGCGCCATTGCGGTTCCGGGTCAGGGATGCGACCTGTCTTCGGATCGGGGCGCTTGAAGTGGCGGAAGACCTGATCGCCGCGCGCGTCGCGCAACGGCTCGACGAGGCCGAGCAACGGGTGCGCGAGGCCGGCCGCGACGATGACGCCAGCAAAGCCCGTCTTGATCGAAAAGGTTTCGCGCTCGTGCCATTCGGGCACCTTTGAGTCGGCCCATTTCTTTTCGGCGATCGGCACGCGGAAGCGGATCAGCTTGCCGGTGCGGCCTTCCAGCCATTCGGCCAGCGTCGGCACGATCGGCACGGTCGAGCGGCGTTTGCGCGTCTGCTTGTCGCCGGGGCGCAGCGAGTGCAGGCGATTGCCCTTCAGCTGCTGGTCGAGGTTGAGTTCCAGGATCGCCTCGGTGCGAAAGTGGGTCGACAGGCTGGTGACCGTGAACAGGTGCAGGTGCCGCCGCCATTCGTCGGACCAGGCGGCTTCGAGGATGGCGGCGATCTGGTCCTGGCTCCATTCGAGATCGCGCGGGCCAGAGCATTTGTCTTCGGGTACCGACGCGATGAAGGGGCGGGCCTGAATGATTTCTTCCTTCCACGCCCAGTTCAGCGCGCCGCGCAGCGTCGCCAGCTCGCGGTTGATGGTTTCGCCGACGACGCCGGCACGCTGCCGCCAGGCGATGTAGCGCTGGACGACGCGCGCGTTGATATCGGCGACGCTGACGAAGGCCGGCAGGGCGCCGGTTCGGCGTTGATCGGCGAAGAAGGCTTCGAGGTGGACGGCAGCGCCGGCCGGCAACTGCGGCGCGCGCAGTTTCGAGCAATGCTCGGAGAGATAGCGGCTCAGGATTCCGCTGATACCAGCTTCGGCTGTGACCTGGGGGGCGGCGGGGCGGGCGAAGGCGGCGAAGTGTGCCGCAAGCGCCTGTCGCGCTTCGATTGGCGGGTCAAGGCTTTCGCCAGCTCCGACACTTGTGACGACGCGGCGTCTTGAACGAGCGCCGGCGTCATACCAGGCGACGCAGTAGAGCCCGCGATCGGCGCGCCAATCGAGATAGAAGGGATCGAGGCGGACAAGGCGGGCGCGGCGGCCGCGCTCGATATCGGCTTCGCGGGGGGTGAGGACTGGCGTGCCGGGACTGACGCCTGGTTGTACAAGGGCAAGCGCGGGCTGTCTTCGGTCGGGGGGGC